GTATCTGTGGCGTATGAAACCAGTTGTCAACTTCCAGACAAAGGAACTCTGTGGTATGACTCATGTAATGAGCAGCTTAAGATGTGGAATTGTCGTGAATGGGTCGTTACCAACGACGAAGTTCCAGTTACTGTCAAGCTTACCAGTGATGGACATCTACAATTTACCTCTATAGCAAAGGGTAGTAAGGCTGTCGTTCTGGTTGTTGTCCCATCAACTGTTGAATCTGAAGTCGCAGATAAAACTGGTTATTCATGTCTACCAGTGGTATACACAGAAACCACTCGCCATTCGTTTGGATTTTATGGACCTGATCCGTGTCTTCTGCCGCCTAGCGAACTGCAAAGTCTTACGAAGAATAATGGTGTCACCAAGAACAACTTCCTGTTCAGAGCTATTAACATCTCGAAGATATTGCCGCAACACCATGGATTTGATGGAGTTCCTGATCAACCGACATATCGTCAGCTAGGTGTTGGAGATGATGGAACACCAGATGAACGGCGCCAACTAATGAGTTGGATTCGAGAACAACTTGGGTATCCATCGATTAAAGTAGAACTGACTAACCAGCAGCTTGATATTGCAGTTCGAAAAGCCCTTGATGTATTCCGAATGCGCAGTTCATTGGCATACAAACGAGGATTCTACTTCCTAGATATTATTCCTGGGTTGCAGAACTATAAACTGACATCGAAGCAAAATGGGTACAATAAGATTGTAACTATCATGGGTGCATTCCGATTCACATCGGCATTTTTAAGTTCCGCACACGGTGCCGGTGTGTATGGTCAGGTAGTTCTACCATTTGTACAATATGGGTACTTTTGATCTGACGAGTTATCACTTGATATCACAGTACATTGAACAATTGGAACACTTGTTTGCAACAAGACTTGTGTACCATTGGGATGAACCAACTAGGACCTTCAGTCTGTATCACTCATTTGTTCGCCACGAACGCATTTTGCTTGAAACAACAGTTGAACGAACCGAACAGGAAATCATGGTAGATCGTTGGTCGAAAAACTGGATTGAACGATGGGCACTAACCGAAGCCATGTTAATCCTAGCACGAATTCGTGGTAAGTTCGCAACATTACCAGGTGCTGGTGGTGGTGTCTCCTTGGACGCATCTGATCTCACTGATCGTGCTGAAAGAGAACAAGAGGCTTTGCTTGACGATATATTTGAAAACATTGGCCAGGATACTGAGGATTACGGTCAACACACAGCATTCATTATAGGATAACCATTATGAGACTTTACGACTTGTTGGAAAAAGTAGCAGGGAAAAACGATTGGTTTGTTGTAAACATCGAAAAGGAAACTCGAAAGAACAACGACTATCGTCGTGTATTGTTTACATCTAAAAACAACCAACTTGTTGTTATGGCCATTAGCCCAGGACAAGAGATTGGGGAAGAGGTTCATGATGGAGCACAGTTCATTCGAATTGAAGCCGGTAAGGGCAAAGTGGTTCTTAACGGCAAAGAGCATGAAGTCGGTGATGGAGATTCTGCCACAGTTCCAGCCGGCGTTCGGCATAACGTTATCAATGTATCGGAGACAGAAGATCTAAAACTGTACACCGTATACTCACCACCACAACATAAGTCTGAAACAGTCCAGAAGACTAAACCAGAGAATGATTAATGGCTGAAAAATGTAGTGGAACATACGGACCTGCCTATCCTGCAGATGAAGATCAAAATCAGGGGTGCGCAACTGCCCCTGACGGTCGCGTATGTCCAATTGAAAACGCTGACGAAACTTGCAGTGAATTTCAACTTTACGATTTTGGCGATGACAATTGCCTAATCGATGGTTATACTCGAGAAGCGTTGAACATTGCTGGTGCCCCATTGAATGTTTACAAATTGTTGGGTGTTCATGAACAGTGCCTGCTAAATGACGCCACTGGCCGAGGAGAAGCGATTTCTGGTGGCAATGGAGTTGGGTTCCCAGCAACCAATGCATTCTCATCATTAGCAACGGAATGGCATTCAAAACAGACTGGTTCAGGCGTTCCTTCTCTGTCTTATCTTGGGTACGATTTTGGTGAGATTAAACTTGCCAATGACAGTCGTCGCAAATATGGGGAAGAAACGAGTGTCCGTAAACACATAACAGCGTTTCTCATCAAGCAGGGAGCCAATTCGAAAAATCGAGCGACACGAGTTCGGATTGAACGCTCATCAGATGCACAAAAGTGGTATGGTGTTCAGGTAGTCGATTTACCAGATGATGATTGTCTAAACACAATTCTATTGCGTACTTCAGTGACCATGCGATACTGGAGATTACGTCCAGTTGCGTTCAATGGTGGTAACACAGATTACTGGGCAGTTCAGGCGTTGCAGTTGGTTCACAATTACCAGGCTACACACGTAGACAACATCCAAGACAAAATTCTATTGGAAAACAGAGATCGTGATTATGCTGAAGACCCAGTGCAAATCAAAGGTTCATACGAATTGATTGATATTGCAACAGAACTGTCTATGCATGGGATTGAACTGCCGTCACAATCTCTCTATCTACAGGTGAGCTTTTCGGCTTGTGTGGCAATCCTTGGACGTCCGCTGATTATTGGCGATATTGTTGAAGTACCCAGTGAGATACAATTTTCAGCAGAGATGCGCCCAATCGAAAAGTGGATGGAAGTCACAGACGTTGCGTGGAGCACTGAAGGATATACACCAGGTTGGAAACCAACTCTACAGCGCATTGTGTTAGAGCCAGCATATGCCTCGCAGGAGACACAGGATATTTTTGGTGATCTTGCTGAACAAGAAGTTCCGGATGAACTTGGGTTGTTAGATAAAGGAACAGGACGTGATCCAAGATATCAGGATTACACAGATGTCAGTCAGGAAATTCAAGAACAAGCGAAAGAAATGGTCCCCCAATCGGGTCGAGAATTCTCTAGCACCGTTCGACAGTGGGAAACAGGAGAATTGGAACAGGCTGCTGAACAGGGTGTTCCAGAGGAACGAATGCAGCGTATTGGATTTAACCGGCCGAACGCACTATATGCAGAAGATGCTATGCCACCCAACAATGCACCATTCACAGAAGGTGCTGATTTTCCAACTTCACCGAGCCACGGTAACTATCATCGGTTAACATATGAAGGGCTATCAAAAGATGTACCTGCACGACTGTACCGATATTCTACAACTAAAGGTCGATGGGTATACTTAGAAACAGATCGTCGTGCAGAGTTTGATCCAAACAAACCACGTCTCCAAGAATTCTTAACATCCAGTACTCGTAGGCGTCATCAGTATATTGTTCGTGAAGATCCAGGTACCTGCAATACAAGGGAGGACTAAGTGTCGTCATTTCTAAATTTTTATTATGCACAACAACTCAAGCGCTATAACATTCAGTTTATGGCGATCTTTGCTGGAATGAACGTCCAAGTTGGCAAAAACGAAAACAACGAACCTCGTTTAGCAAAAGTTCCATGCACATTTGCTAGTAAAGATCGAATAGTAGGTGCCATCAAGGGTGAGAACACTCAAAACAAACCCATTCGTCTTCCTATTATGAGTGCATGGCTTTCGAACCTACGATTGACCCCAGAACGGCGTAAGGGTGTGCCGACGCAACGACGCAAGGCCTATATGCCAACAGGCAGTTTATTTCCGGACGATATTAAAGTGGTAGAGCAACGAATGCCGATACCATATGCCGGAACGTATGATTTGCACATTTGGGCAAGTAATCAAGATCAGCACTATCAGATTCTTGAACAAATCATGATGATCTTTCCACCAAATCTTCAGATTCAGACATCTGACGAGCCGTTTGATTGGACAAAAATCACACAAGTAGAATTGGTTGACATGCGACTTGAAGAGAACATTCCGATGGGGTCGGACAGACGCGTGGTCCAATCTGTGTTTTCGTTTGATGTTCCTATTTGGATTTCTGTACCAGCTGATGTACACAGTCGTTTTGTTCACGACATTTTTGTTCGGGTCGGGGCGGTTTCTACTGGGGCTACAAATTCATACGAAATTGTGGCCGAACTTGACGCACAGGGTATTCCGTATGATCTGGCATTCACGTTGGATGATGTGGATTTTGATAAAACGTAATTTGCCCCGTATTGTTGGCCCGTTCCATAAATACTCTCGACTACGTACAAGTAGCAAACGAATTAACCGCAAGGAGAGCCCGATATGGCAACTTTGGTAAGTGCAGGCGTCAGTGTTACAGTCACCGATGAAAGTTTCTTCATCCCCGCTGCTGCGCCTACGGTTCCACTAATCTTCATCGCAACTGCCGACCAGAAACTTCAGCCAGATGGTGTTTCACCAGCCGAAGGAACATATGAACACGATGTGGTTCGTACTGTCACCTCTCTGAACGCCAGTGTGCAACTTTACGGTTTTCCGAACTTCCTTCGTGATTCAACCGATCCGACAATGCAGTATCATGGCGATGCCCGGAATGAGTATGGCTTGTTTGCGTTGAATCAGTATCTTGGTGTTGGCAACAGAGCATATGTCATTCGAGCAAACGTCAACTTGAACGATGACATTGATGACCTGCAGGATGCATGGGATGCACTGATCTTGGATTCGCAGGTGGTACTTGAAAACCTGGTAAACGAGTATCTTACTCAGTACAACGCCACGAATAACCTAATCCCAAGTGATCCAGGATACAAGGATGCCGTAAGTGCTTCTGAACTCCTTACATTGATTGATGAGGCAGCTCCTTGGTTGGATCCCACGACTGGGCAATTTAACTTCAAGAATGTTCATGATTACTTCCTTGATGACCAGTCGTCTTCTCCGTTGTCAGTATACGGCAATGGGTTTGATCAGGCCGCAACAGGTACATTTTGTGGTGTAACTTGGATATTGGAGAATATCGGAACAGCAATTGGTTCTCCCGCTGCTGGTTCTCCTGCACACGCCGGTTCTCCCGCTGCTGGTTCTCCTGCTGGTTCTCCTGCACACGCCGGATCTCCAACTAGCACTCCTTCTGGTCCTGGAGGTCCTTGTGACGCTACCACGTATCCGACGGGTTCCCCAACAGCCAATATGTGGAATGCTACCCAGGCAGGTGATTTCCTTGTTGCAGTTGCGGATGATTTCAAATACACTCGTGAGTTCCTCGATGAGACCCGTCTCGGAACTAACGACACAACACGTCGAACTGCCATTGTAACCGCACTTCAGGCATCCATCAACAGCAATACTGACATTCGTAGTGATACGTTTGACTACAACTTGGTTCTCTGCCCTGGTTATCCGGAGGTAGTGGATGAGCTACTTGCTCTAGTTGTAGACATTCAGTCAGAGGCACTAGTTATTGCCGACACACCAGTTGACGAAGACCCTGACGGGATTACAAACCCATCTACTGGTTGGGCTGTCACAACAGCACGACAGCGTTCGCCACATGTGGCGTATTACTACCCATGGGGCTTGGCGTCAAACCTTGATGGATATGACGTAACGATTGCACCGTCTGGTATTGCCCTACGAACATACGCATTTAGTGACGATCAAACCTTCTTGTGGTTTGCTCCAGCAGGACTGCGTCGTGGCTTAATCACTGGTATATCCAACCTCGGGTACGTTTCCGGCACACTTGGAACAGTAACAGAGTTTGTACCTGTTGCACTGAACCAGGGTCAGCGAGATGCGCTATATCAGTATGCTGCTTCTGGCGATATCAACCCATTGGTGTTCTTCCCAGGACAGGGCTTTGTTGTTTGGGGTCAGAAAACCTCTGCCGCTGCGGCAAGTGCCTTGGATCGTGTAAATGTTTCACGTTTGGTGAAGTACATTAAGCGTCAGCTTCGTCGCAACACACGGAGTTTTGTGTTTGAGCCAAATGATACTCTGACCCGCGACAACTTAAAGGCAGTTGTGGACAATTTCCTTGGTGACCTAGTGGTCAAGCGTGGATTGTACGACTTTGCTACAATTTGCGATGAGTCCAACAACACACCGGACCGCATCGATCGTAATGAGATGTACATCGACGTAGCACTCAAGCCAGTGAAGGCTGCAGAGTTCATCTATATTCCGATTCGAATTCTATCGACAGGAGCTGAGTTCACATTCTAAGAGGTAGGTGGCAGAGTCACATAAATATCAAGAACACAGTTAGAAGGAACTGAAATGGCTACAATCAATGATTTTGGAATCCCAGGAGTTGGCACAGGTATTCTCCAGCCCAAACTGAAGAACTTGTTCCGTGTGACATTTGCCAATCTTGGGGGCGGCATCGACTCTCAGCCAATGAGCATGCAGTGCATTAACTGGACACGACCAAAGCTTTCGTATGATGAAGTACAGCTCGATCGTTACAACTCACGTGCGTGGGTTGCTGGTAAGCACATGTTTGAACCGATGACCCTCACACTCGAGGATGATATCTCAGGAACTGCCACCAGAGTTTTGCAGGAACAACAACAGAAGCAGCAGTGGATAATCGGAGCAGAAGGTCCATGGCTTGGTAAGGGAGAAGAAGGCTCCCTCTACAAGTTTGTCACCTATGGAGACCAGCTTGATGGCAAGGAACAGATTGTTGAGCGTTGGGTTATGGAAGGTTGCTGGATTCAGAACGCGGATTGGGGCGACAACGATTACGCTACCTCCGATGCCATGCAAATCACTCTAACGATTCGTTATGACATTGCACATCAGGAGCAGCTCAACGGTTACGCAGCTGGTGAAGGTGTTGCAACTGGTGGTGCTGGTACTGTAAGCGGATAACACAAAGGAACAGCACAAGGAAGTGTAGTCAAGGATGGTACTGCAAGGATGCAGGTTTGAGGGCCAATTATATTGGCCCTCTTTTTTGTCTGTTTTCCCTTCATAAATACACCAGATATGTAGGAGACCTCTATGCCTGTTGATCCGCGTAAGATCACTTTTAATGTAACTGGCTGTACTCGCAGAAATCAAATAGCTGCAAACCAAAGCGAGCGTCGGAAATCGTTCCTCGATGGACTTACAAACCTTGGCAATCTTGAGATTCTCAATGATATCGGATACGGTCGCATTGGTGAAGGATTACGTACACTAGCTAGTGTGTCTGACAGCATTCGCTCCGGAACAAGCGTAGTCCCTGGCCGTGAAGGAACTGAACTGTTCAATACAACTCTTGGACGTATTGCAAACACAGCCGAAGACTCTATTAATGAGGGTGCTAACGTAGTTCTCGATGCTTGTGGTATCAGTCCAGCATCAGCAACAGGAGCATTAGCCAGCGTTAATCCAGGCGTGGCAAATCGGGCTGTAGGACAAGCAAAAGACATCTATTCACAGGTTAAAAGTGGAAATTTCAGCTTGTCTGATATTCCACAGGTGTTTACAAACCTACAAAACCTCGAGATCTTGGCTCGCGGTATTTACACTTCTGACGAAGAAACAAAACGAACATTCAATCGTTGTATAGCTTCACCATATGCGGTTGATCTCATTCGATACGCTCCAAAGTTCAAGTTTCTCTTTATAGTAGATTTTACTCTAACACCACCATATCAACCGTGGGGAAAATACACGAGAGAGATGGCATTTGTGGTCAAACGTAGCCAACGTCCAGCAGTAGAGTTTGAGTACGAAGATGTTAACATGTATAATTTTCGAACTAAAGTAGCCCGCCGAACAGTGTACCCACCAGTGACTATGACATTTTACGATGACAACAAGAACAACGCGTTTTTGTTTTACACTGCATACATGCGTGCGATGAGCCCTATTGCCAATATGCAAATGGCCGACAGCGGAGATCAAGTGGGCAACTACGAAGCAAGATCCATGGGCTTTGCCAGCAGCATGAACGGAACTTTCAGTTCAACTGATCCAGCCACTAGACGATATGCAGCATCGTTGGGTCCGTTAAATGATGGAGTTCGAAATGTCGTTGGTCGAATCCGTCTGTTTCAGGTGTTTGATTATGGCCGTGCTATGAACATTTACAATTTTTATAACCCCCGTGTACTCAACTTTGGACTTGACGAGCTAAACATGGCTGAGTCGGGGGACGGAAGTGAGTTTGAGTTTACTTTTGACTACGACGGAATGTACGTACAACCGGGTTGGGACGTACATAACACGAAGGAGATTAACATCAGAGATCTGTCTGGTGGCAACACACTATTCTATCCAATTGATCCAATTTTCAATGAGGATGACAACCAAACAGATCGAGCACAACAGGCTCCCACAGCTCAAGATCAGGAAAATCACAGAACGGTCATTGATGAGGTAACTGGGTTCTTCGATCCAATTTCCGGACTAGCACAAGCAGGAAGTAGTCTTGGAAATGCTTTCGTTCGTCAAGGTTCTCGATTAGTAAATGAAGTGGGAACCCAAGCAGCAGTGGCTATAAACACCGTAAAGCAAACTGCAGCAGGTGTTCTGGATACTATAAACAGCACTGCTTCTGCACCTATGCGAAGAGCACAACAGGATATCAAAACTCGAGTTGCAATTCCTTCAACCTTTACTAGTTCCACAACATCTCCAAGGCGTGATACAAGTCGCTCGGTATAATGGCCACAGATGCACTCAAGAACATCCGACGTCGCAATAGGAAGCGAACCCGGTCTTATATTGTTCGCCACCAAGACAAGTATCAGGGCAATGCTACGGACATCCAGTGCATGTCATCTTGGGAATACAAATTTTGCGAGTTCCTTGATAACAACCCCAATGTTTTAAAGT